CGCCCCGTGGGGCCGGATCGCCGCCTTCTGGCGCCAGGAGCGCGCCCCGGCCGCCGGGCCGCTCCCGGGGCGCCCAGTTCCAACCGGCCGGAAATCGTCCGGTTCGTCGCCGTCCGGACCTGTAACCCATTGGAAATAATTCATATCGGCGGTCGAATTGACTTCCCATCCGGGCCCGAAAGCTCGTCACTGTCACTGCGCCGGGCACGGGGCCCGGGGCGGGAAAAGGAGACCAACGTGAAGTCCCTGAATGAAAGGAGGTAGGCGATGCGCTACGGACCCGATGACAAGTTCTGGGTCGTGGTCGATCCGACGCCGGAGAGCACGATGGATGACATCCTCTTCCAGGCGTCGCTCAAGGACCTCGACCTGCAGTTCAAGGGCGGCTTGAAGATCGAGGAGAACCCGACGCTCTTCACCGACGAACAGGAGGCCAAGTACGAGGCCTTCGGTCGGATCACCGCGATGCGCACCGGCCAAGCGATCCTGCGCGCCGGACGCGAGAACCCGGACACGCGGATCGACCGGATCGAGATCTACGGCGCGGACGGGAAGCTGGTCTTCGAGGCGAACTTGGCGGGCGAGGTGAAGTGACCATGGCCACCACGACCGCCCGCGAACCGCGCTTCGGATTCCAGGAGCATCAGGTGTTCTGGAACGAGCAAGGCAGCATCGTCTGCGCCTGCTGCCACATCCCCTACCCCGGGTCCGACACTTGGGTGTGGGAGCGATGGGAAGAGATCACACCCGACGTCATGGTCGAGATCGACCGTGAGGGCGGGAAGGTCGCGTGCGAAGGCTGTGGCAAAGTGCCCAGTCGGATCGTGCGCGTGAACCCCAACCGATAGGAGCTCAAGACCATGAGCAAGCCCAAGACCACGAAGAAGAAGGCGACCGCCAAGACGCGGAAGCAAGCCACGGCGGCCGTCGCCGCGAAGACCGTCGAGAAGCCGGAGGCCAAGGCTGCGCGCGAGGAGCTCTGCGTGTTCGCTTTCCGGCTGACCCCCGCGGAGCGCGACGCGATCCACAAGGCGGCTGGACCGGCGAAAGCCTCGAAGTTCGTCCGCACGCTCGCTGTGGCGGCGGCGCGGAACGACGAGACGACGGTCCGGGCGATTATGAAGGAGGTACAGGCAGAAGCCTAACTCGCTGATCTCCAGTTAGCATCGACAGACCTCTCGGCGAGCCGAGGGGTCTGTCGGCTTCAGATCCGATCGATGATCCGCCCGAACTTGATTTGGAATTCCCGCTGTCGCCCGAACCCAGGGAAGTCAATCATCTCAGTGTTGACCACGTCGAATCCTGCCTGCCGAAGCGGGTCACAGCAGATCTCGTAGACCAATGAGGAAACCAGAACAACCTTAAGATCCCTGTGCTGGATCTCTGCGAGGTCGCGCTGAAGCTGGGCAAGTCCTGCACGGATCGCTCGAGCCTTCACGGCTCGGCTCTCACCAGCGATCGGCTCCTGGCTTGCGTCGATGAGATAGAAGCCGTCGGCGCGAAACCGCTGCAGATAATCGGTTTTTCGCCGGCGTACCGCCTTGGCGTCGCCTCGCGCATCCGCATACAACGCCTTCATCAACTCAAGGAACAGGGAATCACCGACATCCACGTCTTCGAAATAGAAGAAGCGCCCTGAGCTTTCTCGTGGCGGAGACTCAGCGACCAGAGCAATGCGCACCATGTCAGGTCTGTACTTCTGTCGAGCGATCTCGAACTTGTTCACGTGGCGCTATTCCTTCACCGCGCATTCCGTCCAGCTCATAGCCTCGAGGCCGCATCTCCTTTAGCCAAGTCCAACTTGGACTTCAGTGCATTATAGACAGGCCAGAACACGTGGACCACGCTGCCGGTATCAAGGTCGGCATCGTACTTGGTCAGGATCATACTACTCGGAGCATTCTTGTACTCGATGATTTCGTTCTGAAAAACGGCGCCCATTCGGTTCTGGACCGGCTCCGACGTAGTGGATGACGGAGCTCCGAAGGCTTCGACGAATAGCGCTTTAATGCGATCAAATCCAGACGCGCGCCCCGTGGTCTCAATATAGAACAGAATAGGCTCCGGTGCGTCGTCCGGCTGGTAAAAATAGAATGTCGTTGTGTTCCACTGATCTCCCAGCCACAACCCAGCGCTTGAGAACGAAACCACTGGCTTCCCATCTACACGAGACTTCCGATCAACTCTCGGATAGAAGAGCTGTCCTCTGATTACGCCAGCATCAGCCCATGGACCGTAATAGGCGGTCAAAGGGAGATCTGCCTTTGGAGGATACTGGTACTGAAGAACATCGGCGTACTTCTCCAGGTCCTTTTCCTCCACTTTCTTGACCATATGGTTCTTGTCGAAGCGATAGGGCTCTGGATCACCTGCAAGCTCTTCAGGGGAGAACTCGAACGGCAAAATCTCCTGGATGTCCTTGATTGGTACCCAAACCGAAAACTGGTCTTTCTTCCAACTGGGGTGCATTGCCTCGCGGATCTCAGCGATCGGGACCCAGCCATCGGTACCCCAGACCACTGTTTTATCGGCGGAGAAGAACAGCTTGCCGCCGGGCCAATCCTTATCGTCTGGATAGGCAGTCGAAGCTACTTGGCTGATGGTTTCGCCGAGCTTATATGACCTACGAGCGAACGGCTCATCCCCAGCTGCACTTGTCTCTACCCAAATGATGATCAGCGCCAATACGGCAAGAACGGCCTGCGCGCACCGGTCTTTCATGGTATCCCCCATAGTGGATTGATTGCCTGCATCCGATCTCGTAATCGGACAGCCTCAAGTATCGATCAGCATTTTTTGTGCCACGGGTAGGTAGCCAGGATAACCATGAAAGAGATCCACACAGAGGCATAGTTCCCTGGCTCCCGGGAAGAGCAGCTTCGGGTTCACCACGTATAGACACGCGCGCGTCAAAAACAGAAGGTATACACGAGAGGGGGGAACAGAGGGTAAGAGTAGAAGGAAGAAGAAGAGTGTGTGTTTTACATAGACTTACAGGTTGTCTCTCCTTCACCTTTTTTCTCCTTCCTTCCTCGGCGCGGGATCCGATTCCCGAGCCTGATTCCCCTCTTTCACGATCCTTCCCCTCCCCGCTCCGTAAAAGCCTCGGCCAAGCGGTAGAACCGACCTATCCGGCCGGGCGTCGTCTGCGTCCGGATGACGATGTCGCCACGTTGCTCGAGGGTGGTCACCAGCCCGAGGAAGCTCTTGGCGTCGATCTTCATGCGCTTGAGCAGTAGGCTGTGAGGGAGTTCCTGGCCGGGGGCGTTTCGGAGCTTTTGGAGGAACTTCAGGCATTCGGCGTGGAACGGGTTGTCCGCGACGTGGGACTGGGCCATGAAGAGCATCCGCCTCGCCTGGTGAAGCACTAGATGGCTCGCCCACTCGGTCGCCGCTCGGCCGATCTCCGGATGTTCATGGTCCTCGCTCACCGCGTAAATCAGCGAGAGCTTCCGCGTGTTTTCGCTGGCTCGTCCCCAGACGGCAGTCCCGACGCTGTCGTCGGCCGCTTCAGCCTTCGCGTACTCCGCTTCGGCTTCGAGACGGGTCTCGATCAGCACAGCCTTGGCCTCGTCGGTCTGCGGGACGATCTGTGGGACGGGATGCCAGTTCTCAAGGTTCCCCGTCCCGGACCTGAAGTCGCCCCACCAACGGGCTGTTTCCAGCACCCGGTTCGGCAGAGGCAGCAGCCGCGGTTCCCGCCCGGCGGATCGAGTGCCGCACTCCAGGACGATCATGCGTGCGAAGAACCCATTGGTGAGCATCCGCTCAGAGAGCGCCTCATAGTAGTGGTTCGGGATCGCCGTGCCGAAGACCAAGAGGCACGGCTGGTCAATCGCGCCCGGCGCCTCCTTGCCGGCCTTGCGCCGCATGGGGAAGATCGAGTTGGCCGACGAGTACATAGTGAGAAGCGTCCCCATGATGCTCTCGTATCTCGCGTCGCGAGCCTTGTTGATCGACTGCAACATTCCGTCGATCTCGTCGGTCTGGAACAACATGCAGGGTTCGGCGATGAGCGCATCCTGGATGCCCTCGCCCGAAGCGAATCGCCCGCCGATCTGGCCCGAGAGGCCGATCGTGTGCAGGATCTCGGCATTGATCTTCCTGGGCCGGTCCTTGCCTGCCGAGGAGTGCGCGAGGCCTAGGATGTAGATGTTCGTGCGGTTGTCGCCGGGATCGCGGACCTTCCGCCCCGCGAGCGTTGCCTGGAGAGCGAGCGCGCCGGCGAACGCCATCGCCACGTTCGGATACGGCGCCGTCTCCAGGCAGTAGTCCATGACCTCGGACACGAAGCCCGGCACCCGCAGGAGCTCGCTTGGAAGTGGACCAGGATCGCTGGTGACAGCGCCGTCGACGACAGGCACCTCACGCTCCCGGTCCTGCGCCCAGTGGTTCTCGGCCACGGCCACGGCGACCTGATCGGGCTCGTAGCGCGCGATGCTGCTGGTGATCCGCTCCACCTCGCGCGGCGGCAGAGGCGGCCGGCAGCGACCCGCGTTGACCCTTTCGAGCGCGCCGAGGATCTCTTCCCGGTTCATCCCTACCCGGCGCATGCTGCCTGCAAGACGCGCAAGAGCGGCGTTCCGTTGTCCGGCGGGGATAGCGTTGCCATCGTCTTCGGGATCTACGCCGTCCGCAGCGTTCTCCTCACCAGAAGGCGACGCGGAATCCGCCGTGTTCCTGGGGGCGGACTCGTCGAACAGCGGCTGCGATCCGTTCAGCAGGCCCAAGAGCCACTCGGGCGGCTCGCGTAGGTCGCCCGCGGGAGCGACCAGTTCGGATCCATCCGCCCACTGGTAGGGTTTGCCGTTCACCGTCGACGGCGGCACCACGATGTATCCGCCGTTGGCCCGCGTATCAACCTTCGGCGCGATCTTCCCTGCGGTGCAAGTTAGAGTTTTGCCGGGCGGGCCCTGGAAGATGTGATGCCTTCCCCCGCCCGGCGTGAGGGATGTCGCGGCTTGCGCGAGGTCCAGCGCGCGTTCCGGGTCCTCCGGCCACGGGTTGCCCGGGCCGTCCACGTCGATCACGAGTAGGCCTGCGGTCGCCATGCCGACGTTCGCGTTCGGATGATCCGTCCACCACGCCTCGATCTGCGTCAGGTCGCTCGTGGCGTCCTGGAAGCCGTGCGGCGTGAGCGGCGCCTTCCCTCCCGGAACGCACGGGAATACCAGGTACCCCAGTTCCGCATACCGCAGCGCAGCCTCGAGTAGCGTTCTCAAAACGGCAGGTCTCCTTCGTCGGCGTAGGCGAAGGCCTTCTCGCCAATGTCGTCGTCCATGCCCGGCTCCCGCCAGGCGGGCTTTGGTCCAAGGTCGTAGCCGATGATCCGCGGGTACTCTTCGCCGACGACGCTGCGCACCGTGATCGAGCGCGTCTCGCAGAGCGCGCCCTCCCGGGCGAGCGCTTCCGCTTCCGCGGCCGATTCCGGCACCGGCGCCTCCGAGCGGCGCCGCCACCAAGATTCCGCCTTGTGGCGGGCCCAGCCCGAATGCTCGAAGCAGATCCATTCGGACTGGTACTGGTGCCAGCCGATCCGGTACTCGACCCGCAGCGTTTTCGGGGTGTCGTCGGAGGCGCCGCGCTTGTGGTGGACGGAGTAGTAGACGGCGTCCACGGGATGCACGGTGGTCGTCACCTCGCCCGAAAGAATCCCCTCCGTCGAAGCGGTGGCATCATGGTTTCGGCGCTCTCGCGGCGGGAACTCGTACCCGCAGTCGGGGCACACCGCGTAGCCAGCGGCGACGATGCTCCTGCATTCGGGACACTGCTTGGCCGGCGCCTCCCCCTCGCCGCGGCCGTTGACGGCCTGGATCCGGATCGCGTCCACAGGGCCGTGGCGCAGGACGTTGCCGCCGAAGTCGAGGACCAGGCAGTTCTCCTTGCCCTCGCAGAGGCGGAAGCCGCGTCCGACCATCTGGTAGTAGAGGCCCGGCGAAAGCGTCGGCCGGACCATAGCGACGCAATCGATGTTCGGTGCGTCGAAGCCCATCGTCAGCACGTTGACGTTAACCAAGTACTTGATTGAGCCGGCCTTGAAGTCGGCGAGTACCTGCTCGCGCTCCGCGTCGGCCGTCTCGCCGAAGACCGTGGCGACCGGCTCGACCGCCTTGCGGCGCAGCACCGCCGCGACGTGCTCCCCGTGGCGTACCCCCGTGGTGAAGACGAGGACCGACCGCCGGGCCTGCGTCTGCTCGACGATCTCCCGGCAGGCCGATTCCACCAGCTCGTCGGTGTCCATCAGGTCCTCGGCCTCGCCGGCCACGAACTCCCCCGCACGCACGTGGAGGCCCGAGGTGTCGATCGGCTTGGCGCTCCCCTTGGTCACCAGGGGGCAGAGGTAGCCCTGGACGATCAGCTCCTTTACGCCGATCTCGTAGCAGATGTGGTTCAGCACGTTCTGCGGCTCGCAAATCATGCCGCTCTTCATCCGGAACGGCGTCGCCGTGAGCCCGATCACCCGCAGGTTCGGATTGACCTTCCGCGCGTCCTCCAGGAACGTCCGGTACATGCCATCGCCGTCGGTGGGGATCATGTGCGCCTCGTCGATGATCACGAGATCAAAGCGGTCGAGCTCACAGGCACGCCGGTAGACCGACTGGATCCCCGCGATGATGATCGGATGCTCGGTGTCCCGACTCTTGAGACCGGCCGAGTAGATTCCGGTCTTCATCCACATCTCCGGGGCGACCACGTGTATCTTCTCCAGGGCCTGCTCGAGCAGCTCCTTCACGTGGGCTAGGATCAAGACGCGCCCGTTCCAGCGTCCCACCGCGTCCCGGCAAACCGTCGCCATCACCGGTGTCTTTCCCCCACCGGTCGGAATGACAATGCAGGGGTTGTCGTCCCGCTCGCGGAGGTGCCGGTAGATCGCGGCGACTGCTTCCTCTTGATACGGCCGGAGCTCAAGCACGGCGCGCCTCCTGGACACGGACGATGGTCCTTCCCAGTGCAATACAACCGCGGCGCTCGATGTCGAGCTTCACGATCTGGCTGTCATCCTCGTAGAGCCCTCCGTGCTGAAGGGCGTCGAGAAGAGCCTTCTGCACGTTATCGATGTCCCGCCGGCGGCGATCGGGCGGATAGATCTCGATCTCGATCCGCAAGGGCCCGCTCAGCGGGCGAAGCCCGAGGTTCGCGAGCTGGGCGCAGACCCGTTCCCGGAACCTGCGCCCTTCGCGGCTGATCAACGTCCTCGGTCCCACCCGGCGGTAGTAGTGGTTAACCGAGGGCGGGAACGGCAGCTCGAGCTCGATCATCGCCGCACCCAGGGAGGAGTGTTGGTCGTCTCCTGCGCTCGCGCGCCGTTCACCGTCTCCTTCTTCGCGTAGCCCCGGATCTCGTTCACGACGTCCCCGGTGTCGTCGCGCTTCTTGCACTTCACGGTGACCAGAAGCGGCAGGTTGTTCAGTTCAATCGAGTCTTTCGGCTGCATCACCCCGACGGCTCGGCAGATGGCTGAGAGCTCGCCCTGCGCGATCTGGACGGCCTGGGGGCTCGGATTATCGAGGTTCAAGCGGGACCAGAGCATGCGGCCCTTGAAAGGTCCCTCGATCACCTGGAAGGTCAACTCCAGGTAATTACCGCTGCCACTCTTGGTTGGCTTCATCTCCGAGTCGGTGATGATCGCGAGATACTTCCCCGCCGGCAGGGGCTCGAAGTCGGTCGTGGGATTTACACTGTTGGCATCGAATCCGTTCAGGTTTGCCATGGTCACTTCACTCCTTTGCTCTTCGCGCTCTGCGGTGATCCGTTGAAACCGTTGGTCAGGTGCTGGGCGTAAGCGTCCCAGTCGAGCGGCATTTCTTCGGGAAGGCCGAGTCGGTTCTTCGCCACGTGGGCCGGGCGCTCGACCGTGCGCATGATCCGTTCGCCGGTGCCGATGCCCTGGCTGCGCTTGCGATCGAAGCCCTCGTCCGTCTGTTTGGTGTAAACCTTGAACGTTGCGAAGAGGACCTCATCGCACCATTCCTGGATCACCTGCGACGCGAGCCGGTGCAGGCGCGGGACGTAGCGGTCGTAGCTTTCGGTCTCGGGATTCTCGAAGCGCTCGATCCGGGCATGGGCGATGAGGACGATCATCATGCCCTTGTCGTTGCGTAGCGCCGTCAGGCCCTCGAGGAACTCGCGCCACTGCGTGAGAGCGAAGACGTAGCCCTTTGCGTAGCCGATGTCCTCGATGCTCTCGACGTTGCGCTTGCGGCACACTTCGGCCCAGATCTGGCGCTCGAGCCAGTCGAGCGAGTCGACCACCACGGTTCGAAACGGATGCTTCTCGGTGTAGAGTTCCGAGAGGGCCTGCATGGCCTGATCGAACGCCGTGGTGAGGGGTAACTTGTCGCACTCGATCTCGCCCAGGCCGTCCTCGGTCTGGATGAAGATCGGTTTGGGCGCGTGCGCGGCGAAGGTCGACTTTCCGATGCCGTGCGTGCCATAGAGCATCACGCGCCTCGGCGCCGGGCTGCGCCCCGTAGTCACCTGTTCCAGTAGCTTCATCGAACGGTTCTCCTTTCGTTGCCCATGACGGGGGAAACGAGCGGGCCCAGGGAGTCCCGGCGCGCCGGGCAATACGCGCCACGCCATCCCGCCCGCTCCCCGCAGGTTTAGATCCAGTCGAAGACGCGGATGTCCTCGTAGCCCGTGGGCCAGTGATCCCGATCGCGGCAGGTCTTAAGGCGCGCGATCGCCTCCTCGTTCTCCTTACGTGCGACCCCCAGCACCTGCTCGCTCATCCGCCACACGCCGGCGCGGAACGGTTCGCGCTTCTCCACCGCAACCAGGTGAACCGGCAGCACAACTCCGATCACGCAGGCGAGGACCGAGCGGTAGAAGGCCATCTGGTGGGCGTACCCGAAGCTGCGCGCATCCATCTCCAGCCAGTCCAGGTTGTCGCAGGTCTTCAGGTCGACGATGCCGCGCGCGGGGTTCAGCCAGTCGAGTCGCGCTTGGCAGGGCATGCCGCAGTACTCGGCCCGCACGACGCCCTCCGCGATCCCGTCAGCGAGGAGCGCGACGGCGTACTCGTGCGCACGGACCGCCGCGTACATGCTCTCGATGAGCGCGGCCTGATCGTCGTCGAGCACGGGCTTGCCCTGTGTCTCGGCCCAGTCCTGAAAGGCCTTTGTACGGCTGCCGAACGGCGCGCCCGTCTTAGGGTTGATCGGACCTCCGAAGGCGTACTCGGCTTCGTAGGCCTCGCGTCCTTCGAGGATCAGTGCGTGCGCCGCGCGTCCGACCAGGTACGCCGGCCGATCTTCCTCTTTTACGAGTCCGAGCTCCTTCTTGCGGAAGAGCGGAATGTTCCGGCGGAAGTCGGCGAGCTTGTGGCTCGACATGAAACGTGCGGACTGGGCGTGGTAGATCTCCGGTGTCTCGCGGAGGAGGAAGCCCAGCTCGTCGATGAGCGCCCCGCCCTCATTGCGGCGCTGGCGAAAGACAGTGGGGAACGTCATGCCTTGTTCTCCTTCATATGCGCGGCCTTCACGGCCGGCTGCTTATGTCGTGGAGTCGCCGGCGTCGGGACCGCGCGGTGCAGCGACTCGGGGTCCTGTGAGAGGTAGCTGACGATGAGATCCGCGACGGATTGCACCACCGCGTCGACGTCCTTCTCCGACATCTCGTGCATGTGGCGATGCATTGCGATCTGCGCCCGCGCGGCCACGGCTACGCCCTCCTCAGCGAGAGAAGGAAGTCCTCGATGGCCGGATGCGGCTTGAGGTTGGGCCGGCGCGCCGGCAGGCCGTCCCCGTCGGCCGAGGCCTTGTCCTCGAGGCGGCGAAGCACCTTCCCGCGGATCACGTCGAGATTTTTCACGAGCCGCCAGACCAGATCGTCGTCCATCTCGTGGACCGCGACCAGGCCGCCGAGGACGAGGGCCTCTTCCTCGAAGAGGTCGTTGATCAGTTCTTTCGCTTCGGCTTTGCTGATCATGGCGTTCTCGCCTCCTTCGTTCGTCATGCCATTCGCCTCCAAGGACTAAAGGGGGGATGAGTCCCTCGCGCGGGGACAGGCCACTTTGGGCATCAACGCTTCTCCTTCTCGAAGCGGCGGATGGCGGCTTCGGCCCGCTGGCGGCGCTTCTTGGCAACCTGGTAATCGAGGCCCGCCTCGCGGGCGTAGTCGGCGACGGACTTGCCGTAGACTCGCGTGCCGATCAGCAGGAAAAAGTCGGCCTCGGTGATCCGGCCCGCGTCCAGGTGCTCGCGCAGGCGCTGGATCTCGATCTCTTGCGCCTCGCGGAGTTCGATGGCGGCGAAGTCGATCCCATCGACGCCGGTCGCCAGCTCAGTCAATTCCATCGGGTCGGTCGCGACCTCGCGATCGGCGTGGAGCCATTCGCGCCGGTATTCGTCGTGCAGGCGGTGGATCGTGGCGTTGTAGATCCGCTGCACGAGATGATCGCGCCTACGCGCGATATCGATCCGGCACACCGACTGATGGAAAGCCCAGTAGACCCTTTGCCACAGCTCGTCGGGTTCTTCCCGGTCCCAGAACCGCTTCTTGCTGTAGATCGATCGGAGCCCGGGCCAGAAGAGCGCGAGAAGGATCGTGCGCCACCTGTGGTCTCCATCCTCACCGTGGGCGGCAAGGATCGGCCGAAGGACCTCGTCCTTGCTCGGATCCTGGGATATTCCCTGGCGCATGAACGCCAGCACGTCCGCCCATGTGTTGAACTGCCGCAGGAACGGCTCTCTCCGGTGGAGATCCATCAAGAGCTCCAAGTACTCTTTGTTCTGAAGCTCCCTTTCAAGTCGCGCACGATCCCGATCCTTCAAGACGCTTGTCATAACGCCTGGCCTTTCTGGCCGGGCGTCAGGCGCCGTCTACTGGCCGATCAGGGCGTCATGCGCCTCGAGGTATGTGAGCCGATCCCCTATGAGCGCGCGGTCGCACGCTCCGGGGCGTTCTCGCTCTTGCTCCGCTCGTTGACCGTCGAGCAGTTCCGGCACACGGCGAGGACAGTGAAATCCCCGCCGTCCACAATGTACTGCGCCTGCTTGTAGCGGAGGTGCAGACGCTCACTCCGTTCCACGCCGAGCAGGGTGTCGCACTCCCTGCACCGCCATTCCTTCTCCATGCTTCGTCCTCCTCTCGTGAATGACGACTCCCGCCGCCGATCGCAATATCCGCGATCGGGAGCGAGGACGGAGCGAGAAGGGAACGAGGATCGAGCGAAAAGCTGGCTCGGTCGCTGGACGGAGATTCAGCGGCTATGGAAGTGCGGCAGATGCAGGACTGGGGGCGCGATCAGCAGGCGGTAATCACGCAGTACTGGAGATCACTTGGCGGAGCAAACTCGACTGTCTTGAACTTGGGACCGCTCGGATTGCGGTGGAGACGGAACGCCCGGTACTCATATCGCCCGAGCTTGAGGTCGACTTTTCGGCGCGCCTCCTCAAAAAGACGAGAGGCGGCTTCGCTGCTTGCGCATTCGCTACCGGTCTTCGTGGCGTGGGGACGCATTGGCCGGCCCGCCTCGATGAGATCGACGAGAATGCACAACTCCCTGGCAGTGAGGTTGGCGACCCGTAGATCGCCGTTTGCTTCTCGGCACGTCACCTTGCGCGTCATGCCGTCGATGAACATCCCATACTCGTCTCTGTGCCTGACGAGTGCATCGTACTCGGCCCTGGATACCATGACGTCTCCCTGCCTGGTGAGCACGTGACAGTAGTTCCGGTCTCTCTCATCACGTGGCTGGGTTGTCCTTCGCCGGGCATCTTCGAGGTCAGCGCGCGGAAGCTCCTTCCACTTGTGGCCCCGCCGGTACGTCGTGATGCGGTCGATCGTTTGGTCGTTCAGCGGCCTATCGCAGCTGGTGCAGGTGTACTCGCCATCCTCCTCACGCGCGTTTTCGTAGTCGGAGCGCAGTGCTGCCATCTGGCAGTGCGAGCACTCGATCATCTCCTCGGCCTTGAGCAACCCCTCCCGCGCGAGAAGCTGGAGGATTGCACTCACCTGGTTCCGATCGGCTCCGAGGAAGCTCGCCAACTCGGGAGGCCGGATGACCTCCGCCGTACCCATGGCAGCCAGCTGGCCATCGACTTTCTCGATCGCGCCTTTGAGGTCTGGGTGCTGCTCAGCTAAGCGCGCGCACTCGATGAAGTACATACCTCACCACGTCCTCGGTGTTGGGGGTCGGAAAGTTGATGCGGGACTTGTCGGCGACGAGGATCACATGCACATCGCCCTGGAGGGGGTTGGGAGCCGGACCGCGGTTCCCATCGGACAGCCAGTAGAAGTTCCCGAGGTGGCCGACCCCGCTCTTCCTGATGCCATCCATCGCATCGTCGATAACGGCCTCCCCGAGCACCGAGTACTGGGGACTGGGGCTGTGGGCGGCGAGTCGCCTGCCCTGAGGCGTTCGGTACTGGTACCCGTGCGATCGCGCCTCCGCATTGCCGTTCCGTTCCCCCTCGTGCAGTCGCTTGATGGCTTCTCGTATCTCGACGATGTCGAACAGCTTCTCGATGTCCAGCCACGCGCTGACCAGGTCGCAGAACTCCTTCGCGACCTGCTCGTAGAGGCGATCCCCGTGGAGCTGCGTGATCTGCAGCATGGCCGTATTGGAGATCAGGTCCCACTCGAATGTGACCAGCGTCCGCGTGACGTGATTCGCGTAGGCACGGAGAACGATCTGGGTTCCATCCTCGGCGACCTTGGTATCGTCGTGCTGCGGCGCCCGCTCACTATAGGACCGCTTCTGAACGGCCGTCACGCGCAGCTTGTCGTCGAAATGCGCGATGGAGGAGAGCGTCAGGACCTCCGGTAAAATGAGCGACAGCCGGGCGTTGAAGTACTTGCCGACGCGGTGCTGCTTCAGGTGCTGCATGAGAAGGTCGGGATCCTTCCAGGGTTGCAGGTCACCTCGCGGGCCGCTGTAGAGGAACACGTGCTGCTTTCCCCAGGGAGCGATCGAGTCGAGGAAGTCCACCGCTCGCTCGTAGGACACCTCCCCTGCGTCGAGGGCCTCCTGGAGCCTTTCCCGGAGATCCGACTTCGAGCCGGACGTCGGCAGGTTGACCGCACGGAAGAAGTCCTGAACGTGGACCTTCTTCAGCGAGAGGAGAAAATCGATCAGGGCGATCTTCTCGTCGTCTGTGTACTGGGGAGGTGGGAGAGATCTGACCGACGGCATTTGCGTTCCTTTCTGTACCATCACAACGTGCGGTGAACCGCCACGACCTTCCCTTGGAGGCGAAGCTCACCAGAATCCACGTAGATCGGCTTCATCGTGCCGTTGGCGGGGTCCAAGCGGACACGGTTGCTTTCGCGATGAAGGCGTTTGAGAGTGGCCTCACCATTGATGAGCGCCACGACGACGTCCCCGTCATCGGCGGTCTCCTGCTTCAGGACGACCACATAGTCGCCATCGAGAATCCCTGCATCCACCATGCTGCTGCCCTCGACCTTCAAGGCGAAGGCCGTCCGGCCGCGCAGGAGGTCCTTCTTGACGGCGATTGTGCCGTAGTCGTACTCGATCGCTTCGATCGGAGCGCCAGCGCGCACACGCCCCACGATCCGCACCTCCTCGCAGCCGCACTCATGGCGCTGGACCCATCCTTTGACGATGAGCGAGCGGGCGCCCAGATCGCCGCGGCGCAGGTGTCCCTTGCGTTCCAGTGTCTGCAACAGGTCGAACACGCTCGAGCTCTTGATCCCGAATGCGGATCCGATCTCGCGAACCGTCGGAGGCATGCCGTGGTCGCGGATGAAGCCTTTCACCCAACTCAGGATCTCGTCCTGGCGAGGGGTGAGTGGTTCTTTCTCTGGCATCTTTCGAATCTCCTTCGAGCGGGTTGAAATTCCGTTGAGTTTATCCTAACGATCGTTAGGGGTCAAGGCCGAAGTGCATGCACCCCCAATGTCCCAGTCGGCGCCGTCCATCCCCCCTTTGTTCTATGGGCACATCGGTCCCCGGGCGACGGAATTACCTTGATGCGGGTGGCGTCCAGAGGTAGGACTGGTCCTGGAGATGCGGACGCAACTTGCATGTTCGCAGGAGGTTACGTTTGAAACGCACTTCAGTCGTTGGGAACGGCCGGATGGCCACGGGCGCGCCCGCGCGTGAGAGCCGGGACGGGCCCAACCGGGTCTCGTTCTACATCCGGATCTCCACTGATGAGGATCACCAGAAGTACTCGCTCGGCGCCCAAACCGAGCGCCTCGAAGCCTTCTCAAAGGCCTCATGGGGCGAGGACTGGCGCCTTCACAAGGTCTACCGCGACACCGAGAGCGGCACCCACATGAACCGCCCCGGCCTCGAGGAGATGCTCTTCGATGCCGAGGCGCAGGCCTTCGACACGCTGCTCGTCTTCCGCGTCGATCGCCTCTCGCGAAAGGTCCGCGAGCTCGCCCTGATGGTCGACGAACTCACCAAGCACGGCGTCGTCCTGAAGTCGATCACCGAGCCCTTCGACACCGCCAACGCCGCCGGCAAGATGATGCTCCAGATGCTGGGCGTCTTCGCCGAGTTCGAGCACGCCACGATCGTCGAGCGGACAAAGGTCGGGATGGAAAAGAAGGCGAAGGGCGGGAGGTTCGTGGGCGGCAACGTGCCTTTCGGCTATCGACTCGACCCGGAGAAGGGTCTGGTCGTCCACGAGGAAGAGGCGCTCATCGTTCGGAAGCTCTTCCGCATGTACGCAATCGGCAAGATGGGCTCATCCGCGATCTGCAAGGAGTTCAACGAGACCGGCCTGCGGAATCGCAACGGCCGGAAGTGGGGACGCCGCGTCGCGCTCTACATGATCAAGAACCCGGTCTACATCGGCAAGATCCGGTGGCACGAGATCCTCTACGACGGCACTCACGATCCGCTGGTCTCCGAAGAACTCTTCCGGAGCGCGCAGGAGGTCCTCGAGGAGCGGAACGAGGATCTGAAGGGACGCCAGTTCCGTCACGGCGAGGATCGTCTCCTCACCGGCGTCATCAAGTGCGCGAAATGCGGGAGCCACATGTTCGGAGGCGGCGGCAGTAAGAACGGCGTCACTGTTCCCTACTATGTCTGCTCGAAGCGATTCAACGACCAGGCGTGCGACCAGGACTACGTCAGAATGGACCTCCTCGACGGCGCGATCATCCACGACATCAAGGCCATGTTCCGGGACGAACAGTTCATGGCCCGCGTGTGGGAGGAGGCGAACAAGCGGCTCGCCGCCGAGCGGCCGAACATCGAGAAAGAGATCGAGGGCAACCTCGCGGAGGCCGCCAAGGTCCAGGCGGCCACGGACCGTTACTTCAAGGCGTTCGAGTCCGGGAAGCTAGAGCCCGACCTCTGCAACGAGAAGGTCCAGGATCTGCGCGCGCGGCTCGCGGAGCTGGAGGCCCAGCGGCAGGAGCTCGAGGCGCGGCGGGAACGGTTGGAGCTGCCGGCAATCGACCGCGAGATGCTCTCGTCCCTCGTGGACGAGTTCGAGCAGGTGATGGCGGCCGGCACGAACGCGCAAAGGAAGGACCTCCTCCACCGTGTGGTGAAGAAGGTCCTCGTCAGGGATCGTCACACCGTCGAGGTCTGGTACGCGTTACCGAACCGCGGCGCGATCGAATACTGGAACAATTGGCTCCTGAGGTAG